ATCTTCGTACAACATCTTTAATTCCTGGGTTCTTTGAGGAGCAAATTTTTGTGCTAAATAAAATGCTAGCCCAGCTGTCATACAAGGGACAAATCTATATGGAACATCAGTTGCATTCGTAAAAACGCCTGCATCTTGAATTCTTTTTGTAAAATAAATATGCAAGAAATTACTTGCTGCTGTTGAATTTGGTGTTGGGTAAATCGTTAATGTAACTTTATCAATAAATCTTTGTACCCAAAATTGAGAGGGTGTAGATTGAGTTAATTTGTTAGCAGTTCCTGCATAATCAGATCTATCAATCTTAGACATCGCTGTATCTGCTTCTGAAGTTGTACCTTTATTTGTTCTATAAGCACACTGAGTAATATCAGATAATCCATATGTGGCAGTATCTGTTGTTCCGCCAACTGTCGTTGCAGAAGTTCCATCACCCGTTGCTCTATAAAAAATATATTCCGCTTGGCCTTGAACAAGATCAACGTTAGTATCTCCTACTTCCCAGTAGTGAATACCTCTATTACCCCATTCTTGAAATAGAATATTTAATGATCTACGTGCAGATTTTATTTGATTTCCTGAACTACCTACTAAGCCAATTCGTTCATAGGCATCAGTTATGATATCATCAATTGCGTACGTTTTATCAAACGTAACTGTGCCAGAAGTGGTATTTGCCATCTAGCCTCCTAACCGTAATAAACGGTTACATGCGTTGTTACTGCGTTCGTTACTTTTAAACTTGTGTCGACCTTAATTCCTGTTCCTGGTAACATTATGCTTCCATGGACAGGAGCTTTATGATCCGTAGTATTAGAAGGTGGAACATCAATAACCCATACCGCTGTCGTATCATCATTAACCGTTATAGTTCCTGCGCCGACATTAGTTGGTTGTGACCATGATACTCCTAAAACTCTAGCCGGACCATCAAATACAGTCGTCGTAGCAGTTGACGTAATATTTTTTGTTTTTATATCTACTGGATATGTGCTCATATTTTTCTCCTTAGTCGTGAGCTCCCGAAGGAGCTCACAGTTTATCTATTAAGCCTCTTTAGCCCAAGTACCTTGAGCCTCAACTACTGTCCAATGGGCAGTAGAATTTAAAGATGCTATTTTTACAAAATCCCCAACTTTTGATGTTGCTTTTGTATTAATTACATCTTTATCGTCTGTTAAAGATCCTGCATACAAAATACCATCATTAGCATTAGGACTGATAGTAAGAGTGTTAGTTCCATCAGCTGCAGTATTGACAAATGTAAATACATTTCCAATTGCAATTGCTGGGAGAGTAAACACAACTCCATCAGTTTTTGATGTAAAGGTTTGTCCTGAATCAGTAGTAATAACGACAGTGTAATTGGATTCTTTTGGTGTAATATTATATCCAGTTACGCCTGCTTCGTTTTTCTTACCAACTAAAACGGGTCCTCTAAATAGTGTGGTTGCCATGATTATAATCCTCCTAGATTATTTGAATGTAGTCTCTAGGTCGTCGACTATACTCGTCTACATTCGTTAATTTAATTGTATAGTAATTTAGATATAGCGTAGATTTACGCAGAGTGCAAGCGATACTGTGGTCGAAAATACTTTCTAGTATGTAGCGTTTTATCTAAGTGGCTACTGACACTTCAGGCCTTGAGCTAGCGATCTTAATTTTAAGATCTTCTAATCGAGCTTCTTCTAATTTGATCTGCGTAATAATTTCTTTAATCGCATGATCAATCTTAGTCATTTCGAGAGTATATCTACCCTCTTTAAGATGCTCCTGCTCCCAACTTAACTCCAAGGACTTCTTTTGTTTGTACAGGTCTTGGATCATTTATAACCTCCTCATAGGTTATCCATTTACCTTTTTTATTGGTAAATCCATCAGATTCAAACTTTACCTCATTTTTTCCTAGTTTGTCAAGGATTGAGTTTTCAATACTTTGAGGATCATCATTAGCATCGACTTTAAAGTCGGCATAGTAACCATGGTATCGTATTTGAACTCTGAAGTTTTTCATTGGTAATTTCTTACTTTATAGTCGAAATGAGGCGGAATTGTGTTCCGCCTCAAATCTTATTTTGTAGATTACGTACCTTCTACGCCAAATATACCTCTAGGGTCGGATACTCCAAATGAGTATCTTTCTCTAGCTTTATATCTAACATTTCCAGTGTCGAAATCACCTTCCATAGCAGTGGATAGTGGTGCTCTAACAAACATTTTCATGCCGTTAGGAACATCAGTGATGATGTACCAAGAGTCAGCGTCAGTTAGGTAATTGTTCACTCTATATCCTTGAGGAATCATACCCATTGAGTTAACTGCATTGATATCATTATCAGCTGTACCAGTTCTACCTTGAGATTTAGTTAATCTCTCTGCATTGAATTGGTTTTCAGGTGGAATAATCATCTTCACACCTTTAGCTGCGATTAAAAGTCCACGCTCATCAGTCATTTCTCCAATATCTATTAGAGATTGTTCTAATGAAGTTTCATTTAAGTCAGCTTGTGTGTCGAGAGTATTCGATGTGACACCATTCAAAGTTGGATGCGATGTACTAAATAATGAAACACCGTCACCTGAATCATAACCATCAGTCGTTGGTAGACCGTTGATTAGAGGGTTGACAGCTTTCACCTGTTTAGCGTTCGCCATGGAACGAGCAAGAGCTTTTGTGTATCTAGAAGCTAGTCTATCGTAGAGGTTATCTTCGATAGCTTCTTCTGTGATAGCGAAAGCTAGAGCCATTGTTTCATGAGTGTAACGAGCAGTGAATGTTTCCTGAGCTTGGTCGAAAGAAATTCCTTGACCTTCAGGTTTCACTTGTGCATTTCCAAAACCACTTAACATTACTTCTTCTTCAAAAGCTCTGTCAGATGATTCGATGTTATAAATTTCAGCATGCTGATTTTCATAACGCTTATACTCAAGTCCAAATAGTGCATTTAGACCTGGTTCTAGTTCTTTGACTAGCTGTGATCGTGATATTGCCATAGTTTAAATACTCCTATTATACTGCACTTGAGAGGAACAAATTTGCACGAGCGCTTGCAACAACAATAAAATTACATCCAGCCGCTGAAACATCGTTGTTTTCAGGGTCTTCTGCAGATCTTAACAATCTAAACATGTAGCCGTCATTGTCGGCAGCTACGTTCAGAGTTGCCACAGATTGCCCACTTTTTGCGTTGGCAAGTGTGTTGTTATTACAGTTCATTCTAAAGCCTGAACTTGCAATTGTTACTGCGGCATCCGCTTTACAAATATATTCTTGAAAAGGGTTGTCGTTCACAAAAGCAAATCCGTCGGTACTGTTTGCATCCGTATTTGGATTAGCAGCAAAAGATGTACTCGCTGCTACAGTGTTCGCCCAAGTTGGTTTGTTTGTAGTGGACGCAACATAAAATGCGCCATTAAAAACTCCAATCAAGGGAGCAGCTGATACTGGTGAGTCAACATTGTAAGATGCTCCTCCAGTTCCGCCGTCGTCAGTTGTAGCAGGAGATGCGTCTTGTACATAACCTTGGTCCCCTCCAGAATCCTGAAGTGATACCGGGTCATTTTGACAAATCGCAATACCTAAGCCGCTTTTGATTTTATACTTTGATTGCCCAGATGTTGCTGGTGTATTACCAAGCGCCATCACAGGAACAAAGCCAAAACCAGTAGTCGAAGCATTAGCCATAATTGTTCTCCTTTGTCTCTATTTCTAGAGACGGTTAATTAAAATCGATGATAGGGAATTGGTTGTTATCCCGAGAAATAAAACTTACTTCTTTGTACCACCGAAGGTTACACGAGACTGCCTGTCAACGTTGATAGGCATACTCTTATGTTGCTCCCTCATTAGATCGTTTTCAATTGCTTCATCCATTCCATCCGCACGTTTTTTAACATACGCTGTTCTGGCTGCTGCGATCTCGTCGGGTACCTTTGCAAGCAAAAGGCCACCAACCCCAATTACCCCCTTGTATTTTCCAGTGTCTAACACTGGGAAATCAGCTGCATTTTCTATTTCTTCGGCTCTAACTAATTCATAACCAGATCTTAATCTGCCTTGAATATTTTTAGAATCTTCGAAGCCCATAGATTCTGCTCTGATCCATCTGTACCTGAATCCATCAGG